CTGTAGCAATATCGATATTACTATTGCCATTGGCTACTGGGAGACCCACTGGACCAGTCGGACCAGCTGCGCCAGATGGACCTTGCGGACCTTGTGGACCAGCCGCACCCTGTGGACCTTGTGGACCTTGAGGACCAGTAACTGACGCACCTTGTGGTCCCTGCGGACCTTGTGCACCAGTTACGCCTTGTGGACCTTGTGGACCCTGTGGACCTTGTGCGCCAGTTACACCTTGTGGACCTTGCGGACCAGTTGAGCCAGCAGCACCCTGTGGACCTTGAGGACCAGTAACTGATGCGCCTTGTGGTCCTTGTGGACCAATGACGCCTTGTGGACCTCTTGCACCAGTTGTCGAAGTGACTTCCCATTGAGTGCCTGTATAGATTAATTCAGTTGTAATTCCTTTTAGTGGAATATACATCACGCCATCATTACCTTCAATTATGGCAGCGCCAGGATCAACATTTAAATTATTTGCAGAGAAATCACCACCATCAGTGATTTGAACATAATCACCATTGGCTGGTGGATATGGTAGAGTAATGGTGAAAGTGTTAACAGCAAGCGTGTTTGCAATAATGCGGTCTTTATTTACTGCAGTATAATTTGCGCTTTTAATTAACCATGGATTTAATCCAGCTGGACCTTGTGGTCCAACATTTCCCTGTGCACCCTGCGGACCTTCTGGACCACGGATGACTGAATCACGAACGACTGTACTGCCAGTTTGCGGCTGAACAACCGCAATCTGATTCAGTGTAGGGTTAAGGACAACAGTGACTGTATTGCTTGTTGCCTGTACAATCGTTGGATTTTCTAGGCTCATAGTCTTGTAACTTCACCATAGACGACCACATCGCCGAAGAGGAGTTTAGAAACTTTACCAGCACCATCGATCAACTCAAGATCGTAAACATAAGTTGATCGTGGTGGCTTTGAGGATGATTCCATGTCAACTGCAATGTTTGCTGTTCGTGAAGCGGCAAGTTCCAGAGCAACATTCCCAGTTGCTGCAGTGATTGAGATCTCACCATTTGCAGAAGTTAATGTCTCAGTTACTGCACCAGAGTTATATCCTGGACGAATTTGCATACGTGCAGTATAACTTGTGAGGTTTTGTACCGCATTGTTTGCATCCCTCACAGTGATTGCAAGACCGAAAGTCGATCCTTGCCACATAGTTAAATTATACTTGTTATCGTCGCAGTTCATTTTGTTTTCCTATGAAATAAATCCTGGTTTGTAAACTGTTTTGCCTTTTTCTGTGACAGCTGTTAATTTCTGTTTACGATTGTTACCGCTTCTTGTTACAGAGGCATGCACCCAACCAGAGTTTGGACCTTCTTTTGGATCATAGAATTCAAGTATGATTTGATCGAACTCACAATTCTCTGCAACCCACTTGGCTAGTTCAGGATTGGCAAGTCCGTCAATTTCAAAGTCGACTGCCTCTCCATTGCAGTGCTGTGATTTGGAGGATCCACCAACAGCAGCATTAAGAGCAGGACCGCGATAGCCACTATTGATACGAACAGGTTTGCCAAAATGATTGCGAACTGGTTCAAGTATTTTCTCACATACATTTTTTAAATTCTCAGCGTGTGCGGCATTTGGAGTATTGTCAATTCTCTTGCGAATTGCTGTTTCTGACTTGGTGAACTCTTTAAGATTAAAGTGCTCTGTCAACTGCATTTCTGGATTGATCTTTGGACCAGCTGCTGGTGCTGCAGCAGGTGCAGCGGCTGGAGCCTTTGCAGGAGCAGGAGCAACAGCGGAACCTGGAGCACTTAACTGAGCATAGTAAGTCTTTGTCTTGGACTTACGATCTTCAAGACCATGAGTTCCACCATTGACTTTCTTTGTGATAGCAAGAATCGCATTATCATTTACGCCTTGATCACAGAGTGCCCAGAGTTTATTTCTCTCAAAGAAGAACATGGCTGATTCGAATGCTAACTCAGTTGCAACCAAATCTGGATTGGTCATTACATCTGGGCGATTGCAATACTTTGAGAACGCGAGATAATTGTCGCGTCCTGTTAGTTGAAGCGCACCGCGACCACGGTATTTCCAACCATCTCCAGACGCTTCATTACCATTGCCCATACGGTTTGCATAAACGCGATTGGCGATCTTTTCTGGTTTTCTTTCATATTGAAGCGCAACTGAATCTGTTGGAAAATACTTTCCGAAAATTCCACGCAAGCCTTTGGCTCCGTAATTTAGATTTTCAGAAAATGCCTTAAATCCACCTGTTTCATGGGATGTTTGACCGAAGAAGTGTGCAGCGCGAGCTGGTGACAACTTGTAGTAAGCAGCAGCGGCACGTAGAGTTCCTGGACCCCATGCGCCGTCTGCTTTAACTCCGATCTTTTGCTGAAGTGATTGTAAACTCATAAGTCACCTCAGGCGATTTGATCTTCGTCATCGTCTGCTGCAGCAACTGCAACTGCACCGACAGCACCAGCAACTACGAGCGGTGCAACTTCTGCTGCATCAGCACTTGGTTCTGGAACTAGATCTTGTGGACTGAGTTCAAGTGGCTCATCCCTCTTTGGTTCTTCTTGTTTCTTGTCGTCATTCTTACCAAGCATAATGCCTGAAAGAATACCAGTCAAGAACGTTGCAATTGGTGTGATCAATTCAAAAAACTTTGCGTCGTTTGGTGACTGTGACATTGGCTGAGTTACAAAGATAAGTGAATATAGAACTACAAACACAATACCTGTAAGCGTAAATGCCAATGAAAGACCGACGATGAACTTCAATCGAGCCATCAATTCTGATTCAGTATAACGTGGACCCTTTAACATAATCATTCTCCTGTTGTTTCATTATCATGAGGTGTTTCAGCAGCTGCTTCTTCAACCACAACTGGTGCTTCCTCTTTTTCTTTTGGTGGTAAACCATTTAACGTATCATAACACATGCCATCTGCCTCACAAGCAGGACGATTGCATTCTTCTTTATTCGCATTTGCTGGATCTTGACATGGATATCTATATGTATCTGAGCATCCAACTAATAACAAAGCAGTTAATAATAATACCGCTTTCATTTTCTACCTCTTATCATTTAATATGTTTTGTTGTATCGATATCTTTATGGTCTTCCGCACCCAATGTGGTTGATGTTCTATAATTTGCAGTAGCCTGGTCGCCATAAATTTGAGTTCTATGCACTTCCATTCTTTTGCTTGTATTTTTATGCTCGCCAGTCACAACTACTCCAGTTGAACCATCTTTGTGTTCAACCTTTAGGTTTTTAAAATGCGACAAGTAATTGTGAACGTGAGATTCAACGTCTGTAACGTGATGATCGTGGCTTGCATCATTATTGCGCGTGGTTTTTACAATAATATGAGGTAAGTGTGTTTTTCCTGCTTCAACGTCACCACCTTCTGTATGACCAACTGCACCAATACTGCGTTTGATGAATGACTTCAAGTGTTCATCTTGGTGTATTGGATTCTTAGCATGGTAGCGTTTGCTTAAACCCTCAGCATATTTCTTGGCTACTGTTTGTGACATTGTACGATGACTTGCATCGATCTTATCAATTAAATTAGTTTTGCCTGCATCTCTAATTTCTCTATAATCGCCTCTATTTTTAATTTTATGCGATGCCAATAGTTTCTTGTGTGCTTCTTTTTCTGGTAAGTCATTTAAATCTGCACCAGAGAATCTCTCAAGTGTTTTCTGACCATGATTTGCCCAGTTTGTTTTAGTTTTCTTACCGCTTTCTGGAGATGAGTATTTGATGCTGACAGCCATCTTAGATCTTTTCGTGTGATCAGTGGAACCCTTTCCACCCTTCGTCACAATTAAGTCAGCCTTACTCAATGAATCTTTCACGCCTGTTTCTTTTTCATGGTCTGCAGGTTGTGATGTCCAAGCAACTCTATGGTGTGATTTAGCACCCACAAACTTATTAAATTTTGATGCAACATCAGATGCAGCGCTGTGCATACTCTTATACTCGGCATTATTCTTATAATTCTTGCCAAATACTTGTGTTGCATAATCGTGGTGGATATCTTCTGGTTTCTTTCCTTCCACGCGATAATCTTCTGGAAAATTTCCCTGATTTAAATGCTTACCAACAAGCAATTCGTGCAATGGACCTTTAAGAGCAGCTGTCTTAGCACTTAATCTAGCAGCACCTTCGGATAAAAAAGTAGAGAATGTTAATATGTTATGCATGTTACTTTCCATATCTTAGATACATCATGGCACCAGTTATTTCATCTTCGACAATGATTGGTGCTTCTTTGTTTTCGAGTGCATATTGACGAATTTCTTCGCCAAGTGGACCATTGACCATTGAACGCCAATGTTGACCTTTCTTTCTTCCAAGAGTTGCTTTATAATAGTCGCCGCTTGGAACTGTGAATACTCTTTTGCCACCAAACATCTTTGGTGGTGGGCGACGAAGAATTCCAGGAGATAAAAGCATGTCGCGACCAGCAATACCCACATCGACAGCTGTGTCTGCTCCGCTAATTCCTGCAGTACCCATTGCATTTGCTGGTGCTTCTTCTTGAACTTTACTTGCAGCTGCAGCTTGTGCAGCTTGTAAAATTTTCTTTTCTGTATCGTCTAATTGTTGACTTTTAGAAAAGAGCTGATGTTTAGTTAGGTTTACATTCTTTGCTGCAGCCACTGCATATTTTGCACCACCAACACGGAAGTTGCCATCATCATCTCTCCAGTAAGTTTGAGTTGATGCTTCTTGATTTTGTCGCTGGTCAGCTTTTGCAGCTCTTTCATTTGCCGATTGTTTTCGTGCATATTTTTCGTTTTTGGTGGCAACATCTGCAGCCATTCTTGCACGCTGCATTTGTTTATTTTCCGCAGCACTTTGAGAAATACCTTGCGCTCTGGTGCGCGCTGCTATTTGTTTTTCTTCGCGGGATTTTTTAGATTCGTTGATTTCTTTCATTTATATTTTCTTTAAAATCTCTACAATTTTAACATCTACTGGAATGTCTTTCGCTGAGATATCGCGACCATTTATTCCAGTAACAATAGAAGGCATTGCAGAAGTATAAGATAAAAATGTTTTGAGTGTACTATAATCCTTTGGATCTATTTTGCAAAACATCATTCTTGTACTTGCTTCAATTCCAAAAACATTCTGAGCAACAATAATATGATTTAAAATCAAACGCTCTTTTAAAACACCAGATATTCTATATCGATGTAGTAATCGCTTAACATAGCGAATTCGTTTATAATCCTCATCGAATTCGCTGTCAATGTAATTGGGCTTATCATAGCATTTTGCAGCATATAATAATATATTCGAATCAGTCAAATTAACAAAATACATAATATTCTTTATCAGCCGTCATCGTCCATTCTTTTACGATACTTTTCGCCATAACTCATTTCTTCTTCATCATCTTCCATTTCTTCTTTTTCTTCACCCTCTTCTTCATCTTCACGAGGAACTTCTTCATCTGAATTCATAAGATTGTTTAATTCTGCTTCATCAACGACTTGAACATATCCTTCGACTTTAGCATTCTTGTGTGTATTGAATACAACATAAAGATACAATCCGCTATCGCCTAATTGAAATGAGAGTTCAGAATCGAAGTTTAGGAAATGTCTTGTGGCACCTGGAGGAATGAGAATACCGTATCTCTCAAGTGTTCCGCGAAGTTGATTGTAAAACACGATTGAATTTTGATATGGTGCAGCTGTGAGGCGATCAAAATCGGCATTCATAGCATCCTTATTGTTTTCAATCATGCTTTTATCCACTTCTAGAAAGAGTGGATCCATTTGTGCTTGTTCATTGATGAATGTTTTAAACGTTTGCATTAAATGCTCCTGAATTAATTTTTTTCACTCTTTAGAGTTGGTTCCATATTTATTTTGTTTTTCTCAGCCTCGGCATTTTCTTTACTTTTTTCTTTTCTCTTTGTCATCACTCGACCAATGGCATTCATTGGCTTTACTTGATTCTCTTGAAGAGAATTGAAATCAGCAAATTGATACAATGGGAACATTCCGCGATATTGACCTAATGTTCCAATGTCCTGATCTGGACGATCACCCAATCTTAGTCTTGGAAGTGCGAATGGACGACGTGGCTTTCCACCGCGTGGCGGTCCACCGCGTGGCGGTCCACCGCGTGGCGCAGGTAATTGACGTGGATCAGATTTTGGACCTGCTATTGGTGATGGTCGAGTCACTGGTGGTGAGGATGGTGTTTTACCAACAGGTGACTTTTTAGGCACAGGTACTGGTTGTGGTGATGGTGACTTACCAGGTTGTGGTGCTGGAGCTGGAGCAGGTTTTGGTTGTGGTGCTGGAGCTGGCTTTGCTGGTGGCAAAGGAGCAGGAGCTGGTGTTGATGGTTTAGCAGGTGGCAATGTCACAGGTGCTGGCGCTGGAGCAGGTGCTGGACCAGGTTTTGCTGGCGGCACAGGTGCTGGAGCTGGAGCAGGTTTTGTAGGAAACGGAACAACTTCACCTGGTTTCTTTGGAGTTTTAACTGGTTTCTCCTGTGGATTTGGAGTTGGCACAGAAGGACGACGACGTTGTGGACGGCTTGGTGGTCTGGCTGGTGTTCTTCGTGGTGTTCTTCGTGGAGTTCTTGATGGTCTTGGAACAGCTGCGCCTCTAATCATAGAGAGGATTGATGCTCCAGCTCTAGTAACGCCACCGAGAATATCTAGTTCAGGAAAAAGTGGTTCAATTGGCTTGTCGGTAGCCATGAGATTGCGAGTGTGAGCGTCACGCTTTTCTTTTTCCCACTCAATATCATTTTGAGTGGTGCGCGTGACCGTCTTACCAGTCGTTACATCGAAATATTGATTTGAAGCAACTTGTTGTGTGGCTGTTCCAACGTTCTTGGAACTTCCAGGAACAACTGAGCCAATATTTGTTTCTTTATTGAAGGGTCGCTTTAATGCTGCAGCCCCTTCAATCAACTGCTCATCTTTTTTTTTAAAGATCTTTGCTTCGTGGATGTAGTGACCTAATCCACGGAAGTGAGCAGTTGCACGAAGAAGTGCTTCATCTTCATTTCTTGCTTCAACCATATAGTTTGTGGTTGATTGTCTGCGGCGAAGCGAGACATGCTCATGCGCAGGATTTGAAGTTGTTACCGTTACGATGTGCTTCATTATTTCTTACCCTTAATTGCAGCAGCAATCTTTTCTCTTCTATTCTTTAGATAGTCGTCGCTGCTATCTGAATCGCCGTCGTTGTCGACGTCTTCATCTTCTGAACCAACATCGTCCATTGCTTCTGAAATTACTCTTTCAAGAATAACTTCTGCAAGTCCGAGTTCTGTCCACTCTGATTCTGTCATAATTCTCAAGCGACCAGTGTTATCATAATAGTATGGTGATCTCATTTCAACTGGAGCATATTCTGTGTATACAGATTCTAGAAGTTCGTCGCCAAGCATCCAGCCTTCTTCTGTAAGAACTGCGCCCATACGGAGCAATGCTTCAGTAACTGCACGACCCATCTTCTTGTAACCAGAATAATAGGCATCATATTCTGCATCACCTTTTCGAATTTGACGAACTTGTCCAGTCTTTTTATTTCTTACATTGAATGTAACGTCTTGACTTTCAACTTCGCCTGACTGTCTTGCCTTCTTATAAGCACTTTGTTTTATTTCTTGACCGTCAAGACGGAATCGAATAGGAATCAATCCGCGACCACCTGATGGTTGATCGCCAGCCGCTGGTGCGGCACCAGAAGAGGATTGTGAGCGACCTGAACTTGATGCGTCTGAATCATCATAATCCTTATCTCCTGGGAATGCAGCAGTGCCTTTTTGTGGTTCACTTGCACCACCACCTACGTTATAATCACCACGTTTCAATTCTCTTTCTTTTGCAATATCTGCAGCAGTGTCAGAAATCTTCTTTGTGAAGTCCTTACCAAAATCTCCTAGAGTTCCAGTGTCTCCTGGTGTGTATGTTGTCTTACCGAGACGACCACCAGTAATCTTAGACAAGAAACTTTGCTTTACTTGTCCTGGCTTCATTGAAGCGATATCTGATTTTGTTTTATCTGCAATAACTTTATCAGTTGCTTTTAACTGATCGCCGATTGCTTGATCAAGATTACCTGTGTCTAATTTTGTTTGTTTTGCTCTTTGTGTAACACTTGAAGCAGTTTTACTTGGAGGAGCATCAGCACCTGCTCTAATTTGAGCAGGAGTTGGGGATTTTGCTGTCGTTTTCTTTGGTGTTGTTTTCGTATTTGTTGTTTTTGCTGCACCAGTTGGCTTTGCTGGAGCCTTTGGTTTTGCAGCAGCTGCAACAACACCTTTTGGTTTCTGAGAAGCCATCATATTTACTGGAGCTGGAGCCTTGGCAGGAGCCTTGGCAGGAGCCTTTGCTGGAGCCTTTACAGCAGCCTTAACAGGTGCTTTTGCTGGTGCTTTTGCCTTCACAGGAGCTGTTTTCTTTTGTTGTGTTACGGCTTCATTGATCACATCATCGATGTAATCAGCACCATAATACTTCTCAACTACGTCGATGAATGGGATATCTTCTTCAATGAAGAGAATACCATTATCTAACTCAACAATCTTTCCATTTTCTTCAACGATGTCGATAACGATCTCACCAGTTTCTTCGAAAGATTCGTTCATCATAGCACGAGCTGCTCTGTTTGCTGCATCATCCTTACCCTTTTGAATAAGTTTTTCTGCAGTTTCATCAGAAACTTTGCCAGCAAGAGCTGCGCGAGCCTCTTCTTCTTCTTTCTTATTTGCAAGAGCTTTTGCTGCTTCTTGTTTTGCAGCAACCATTCTTGCAACTCTACCAACATCAGCACCAGCTGATCCATTAAGCGCAGCCATGACTGCCTGCACAGTTGGATTCACTGATTCTTCTTCATTAATTGATTTTTCGTTATCGTTGATCATTGTGTTATTCCTAATACGTGTTGGTTAGATCAATAAAGTTATTTAGCCTCTTTCTGCCTGTAACTTTGCAGCGATTGCCATGATACGACGCTTTGCCTTTGACTTACCCTCGAACTGTGGTGCATCTGACTCTTGAAAGTCTTTGATTACATCACCCATCTTTGCAGTCTTTAGATTCATCTTTTCTTCAAGATAATCTGTGGCTAGAACTGATTCTTGCATCTCTAGACGTCCACGTCCAACCATCTTACCTCTTGCTGGTATAGCGCGTTGTGCAGCTGGTATAGCGCGTTGTGCACCCTTTGGCATGGACTTCAATTTTGCGCGCATGTCTTTGAGTGTTCTCTTCATTTCTGGAGCTGGCTTCTCACCAGCAGCTTTCATTGAACGCTTCTCATCTTTGAGTGCGCGAATATCAGCCTTAATTCCTTTCTTCTCGGCTTTACCAGCTTCATCGCGTTTGACACCTAATTGGCTGCGGAGTTCTGCAGTTTTTGCAAGAACTTCTTTTCCGCGCTTCTTCAATTCTGCGCCACGAGCCAATGCAGCATCAACTCCACGCAATCCTTCACGAGAATTGATATTTCTGCCTGGACCCTTTACAGCGCCTTTCTGTGGAACGATACCACGCTTTACGCCACCAAATAAACCTTTGAGTCCTTTGCCTTTATTTGGTTTTTCAGGAACTGGGATTTTTTTACCGCCACCAGCATCAATACGTTTCTTGACTTCTTCTGGTTTTTCATCTCTGTCATCTGTTCCGCTACCGTCACGGTCTTGGAAGTCTGCAGTACGCATGACTGGTTCCTTTTCCTTTTCTGGTGTTGGGATCATTTTGACTTCTTCTTTCTTTTCTCCACGAATACTTTCTTCAGAAAGAACACGCGCACGTAGTCTACCATTTTCATCATAGTAGAAAGGTGATTCATTGATCACAACTTCTGAATATAAATTATCTGTCTTAATCATTTTTATCTCCGTAGACAAGACGTGTTGATGTTCTTGTTAAGAATTTAGATGCAGCATTCACAAATGGACTTTCATCTTCTTCTTTTACGATTGGCTTTTGTCCTTTTGCTGCTGCAGGGACTGCAGGAACAGTTGGTGTTGGTTCTGGTAAAATATATCCAGGTGGATAAGATGCTGCTGGATTATCTGGAAGCATTGACTGTGGAACTAGTTCGTTCTCTGAAGGATTATCTGTTGGAAGTGCTGGTTTTTTCTTTTGAATTGCCTTCATAGTCTTTTGCATAATTTTTTCGCGCTTGATGTCATCACCAAATCCCTTTCCTGGAGGAATGACTGATTTACTTGGAAGCATTGAACGTGGAACTAGATCGTTTGTATCTACTTCTTCATCAACAGTATGTATTGCATTATGTTGAGCAACTAAATCATCTGCTGTTGCAGCAATACCTGCCTTCATCGCATTACGAGCAAGGTTGCGAACATAGCGATATTCTGCTGGCTGCTTTCCTGCTGGCATTTCTGGTCTTGTTGCGTTTGGATCGAATGGTAGATCTTTATCATCTGCTTCAGCAGCACGAAGAGCATTTTCTTTCTCTTGTTTATCATCTAGCCCAACATTGATTTCTCTAGAACGCTCACCTGAACTCTGGTATCTAACTTTATTTCCATATCCATATCCTCCGAGCACTCTATATCCTTGCATTGACCTTCTAAATCTTCCTTCATTAATCTGCTCGACTTCTTCATTCATATTCATCTCACTGCGCATGTAATTTGCTGCAGTGAGAATATAATCTTCAGCAAGAGTAATCTTGCTCTGGACCCATTCAGGGAGATTTGTATTATCTTCTAACATGTCATGAAGCATTTTTGCATTATAACCAATGCTGCGGAGTTGTGACTTTGCCATGTCGCCTTCGTAATCATACTCACCTGGCTCATCTTCGGCTTCTTTGACAGGTGGTTTGCTTTCCATATTCATTTCCATTGGCATGCATTCTTGCAAACGCTTATCTTCCATTACCTTTGCAGCAAGTTCTTTTGCAGCTTGTGATAATGCATTTTCTTCATTGTTCATGTTATCTGATTCCTCATTAACTCTTGAAAGTTCTTCCATATTGCGACCTGTGTAATAACCGCCGCGCTTCTTTGCTTGATCTACAGGCATGTCACCACCCTGTACAATCGTTGAGAATGGAAATCTTTTCCCTCGTGTATTAATTTCTGATCCAGCTGGTGGTGTTTTGATGATTGCATATTGTTCATCTCTATCACCCATCCAACCACTCTTCATTCCTAGAATAGCACCCCAATTTGGATCTGTGCCTTTCTCTGGCCAATCTCTGCCCATTTCTGGTGGTTGAGTTACGCCATCTACGCTCTGTCCCGTAATTGGGTCGCGAAATCCAGTTGCTCTGTCTGGTGGTAAAATTAATCTTGATCCTGATTTTTCTGTTGGTTTGTCTCCAAAAGCCAATTTATCAATATCTGTTCCAAATTTGTCAATGGCTTCTTTGTTTGCACCAACTCCCTTATCACTTTTTTCTGCTGCTCTCGCTTCTTTTTCAGAAGGAAATAATTGACCGTTATAGTACCAATTTCCTTCCTCGCTATAGACACCAGTTTTTGCTTCAAATAGACTTCCGAGTCCACCTGAACCAATGGTGCCGCCACCACGAACGTGAGAAATGATGTCGCGATTTGTTTCTAATCCACCACCAAGTCCTTCGCCACCTTCACGGCGACGAACACCCATGGCTTGAACTGCAGCAGAAGAAACTTTAAGTTGATCGCGCTTTAATGCTTGCTGACGAATTAAAGCAAGACGTTGTTTCTGAACCTTTGCTTTATTTACTTTCTTGAGGCTTGTTGTAGCAACTGTGGCAGATGAACCAAAGTGTTGTGGAAAAGTCTGCTTGAACCAGGCTTCTCTTTCAGGAAACTGCTTGAAATACTTTTGCTTCCCAGCGCTGGAGAATTTCAATACTGCTTGTGCGCCTTTTTGCCAACCTTCCATCTTTAACCCTCAAGATTTTCTTGAATTTTAACTACTAAATCTGTCGTTCCACGTTTAATTCGATGATAGGTATATGCTGGTATTACATATTCCTCACCGACTTTGAGGGTCTGTGGGAGTTGATTTTCAAACTGGATTTCCCAGTTTTCTCCTTCTAGAACCTCTACGATTCTGTCATTATGATCCCTATGCCAAACGAGTTCTTCACTCAGTACATCCTTTGAGAATGTGCGCAGGAACATATCATTATTTAGGTTTTTTTGTTCGTATGGGTTTACCACCACTTTTGCCCTGAATCACTAAAGTATCTTGGCCAACGGCAAGCCCAATAGGATGCGCTGGTTTTATCTTTATTGCCATAACAATTATGTCTTGCAACGAAAGACTTAACTCTTGATGGCTCATTGAATCTCTTCTTCATACCAGACTGACTGAAATTGACCTTGATTACATTACCCTTTTCGTTGCGAACATAAACAGCTCCACCGCCTCTGGAACGGAATGGTTTGCCAATTCCTTTACCTTTAGTTGGATCATTTTCTTCTTCCATTGGAACGCAGTTAGGGACCATCTTGTCGCCTTTCTTCTTCATTCCTTTTTGTGTGTACCCTTTCCAACATTCTTCCATATCTTCTTCATATGGATAATCTAGAAGAACTTGTTCGCCTTCGAATTCAGCCACTTCTCCGATATCGCTTTCGAGAAGATCTTGCTCATACTCATCCTTTGGAGTATACAAACCTTCAGCATATAATCTCTTTGCTTCCAAGATCATTGCAAAGAACATTTCAGATCCTGGACGATAAACGTTTTCGATGAGTGATAGATTATTCTGATGATGATAATCTACTGCTTCAGAAAGACCAAGGACTGGAAATCCACTAACAGAATCACCAGCATATTGATTGCCTGTTACATTTTTAATCTTACGAGTCTTGAGTGATGGAGTGAAATCGACGCCGTCCTCTACTCCATCATCTTCTAGTTCTTCTTCGTCCTCGATTTCTTCTTCGCTTTCATCTTCTTCGACTTGCGGTTCTTCTTTGAGGTTTTTTCTGAGTTGTTTAAATGAAACTCCATCATTTCCATTAACTTCAGATCCAGTGGATTCATTTCCTTCACTGGTTTCTGAGGGTTCGGATTCCGAAGTAGTTTGAGGAACGCTGTTGCCATATGCTTCAGGTGGGAAAACATCTTCAATCTCCTGGTCTTGTCCTGGTGTCATTGCAATGGCATGTTGACGATATTCATCTGTTCCAACCAATTGCATCTCGTCTAGTTGTTCATCTTCGAAGATATTGGCGATACCAAAATCCTTTCCAGGATATCTTTCTTTTCTTTGTTGTGGTGTCAATGTACGGCGTGCAGCTGCAGCTCTTGCTTCATTTTCACCTGGATCTGCATAATATTTCATCTTAGACATGAAGTCGCCGCTACCTTGCTTTTTAAACTGTTCTGGACTTGCCCCACCATCTCTTCCTTGCATGTACTGTACAGCGTGCTGCAATTCATGAACCATAGCATCTTTAGCACCACTTTCTGTTGGGCTCATAACTTGAATGCCACCAGACTTTCTACCACCCCATCGACTAAATTTTCCTCTTTGGGAAGTTGATAGTGCTTGTCCAGGAGTTAAACTTCTAGCAACTGTTGGTAGTCCAGAGAGTCCTGGGAATTTTTTAAATAATTGGTCATGCTTCACAACATTAGCGGCTGAATTCCAATTTTGTTGCTGACGTTGTTTACCAACACCCAAATCACTTAATGGACCTTGTTGCTTGTAACCAGGAAGCTCCATCTTATCATCGCTAATTGGTTCCTGTAACCAACGACCTGTTTGTGGATGCTGGAACGCACCAGTCTTTTTCCAAATATCCTCTTTCTTTGCACCAGTGCTTTGCATTTGACGAGCAGATTTAACTTGTGTCTCATCAGCACCAGTAAAAATTAATCTTTCAAATAATTGATTAATATCTACTGCTTCTGCAAGTCTTTCATTTGGTCCAGGTATGTATGGTTTTTTAGGTGGCTTATCGGGCTTTGGCTCAGATTTTGGCTCAGATTTTTGTTTTGGCACATATTGTATTTCACGTTTAGTGCTGAAAGGTAATTTTACCTCTACTTGTTCGTATTCGTTTCCAGCGTCATCAACAATTTTGCCGTCCTTATTATATAGTTGTTTAATAGTTTTGATTTCATCGTCTTTTTTTTCGGGTTCTGGCCACTCATCGTATTTTGGTTTTGGAATACTTTCACTTATGTTTGGTGTTACATCTTTTATTTTTACTGATGGGCGTTTCTCAAGATAACTCTGCATTGTTTCTTTCTTGAGTTCATTCAACTGTTCTGTACCTTCGCGCAGATCTTTATCTGCTGTATGATAGGTCTTACCTTTACGAAGGAAGGAATTTACACGAGCATGACCCCATTGTTGTGGAGTTGTTCCTGGACGATGTCCAGAATTCCAAGCAGCAACACCACGCTTATAAACTTTCTTGAGTGTGCCCAATGACACTCCAAACTTTCTGGCTTTTCCAGCAAGAGATAAATCTGGTTTTTTCTTATCACTCATTGTTGCTCTCGTTATAATTTCCAGTTAGATACCAGCGTTGTGAGGATGGATGCTTGACGGCTTCCCACAACACATTGTTTTCATAATAGACTGCTTTATTTTCTGATACATTTGTTAGTCTATTTGTAGGAATAGACAATTGATTAGTAATTGATTTTGTTGTATCAATTAGATCTTTAAGATTGTAATTTGTTGCTTCTTTAAGTGACTGCATTCTCTTTAGAATACTACGTTTTTGCATCACAGCCGTAATGTTACCTGTACGAGCAACACGATTTTTTCTTGGATCTACGACTGGTGGAATTGGCTTGTTGAAGTCGATTCCTTCATCCATCGCTTTCCGAATTGCCAATGTGTGCTTGCTTGGTTTGGTTTCAGCTGTAGCATCACCTGGAGCTGGTTCATAGGCGCGTGAATCACGATCTGAATACTTTTCTTTTTCTTTCCAGTGTTTTGCGCGAGCCTTTGCAGTTGATGAACTTAGTCCAGCAACATACTTCTTTGGTAGACCAGATTCTTTATCCTTTGCAACACGATTCTTAAATCTTTCTGTGATTACAGTGAATGATCTGAGTTCAGGTGTTTCAACAGGATTGATACCATGACCTTGAATTCTACTCTCAAGTTTCACGGTCTGATCTTCGAAGATTAGTTTCTCAAATGCGCTTGCAGCATTGAAGTTCATTGAATTGTTAAAAACAAATACATCGTCTAGAGACTCAACGAGCTTTTCTGTGTTTAATAACTTTTGAATTCTCTTTGACTCGTGCAATGGATTTTCGCGTTGTTCGTTGCGTTGACGGCTGACCTTATTTGTAACCGAAACATAGATTGTATCGAAATTATAATCTTCGTGTAGTGACTTAATTTCTTCGATCTTTCCTTCATCAATTGGTCCATTGATGACAAGATTTTTCTTTTCTTCGAACAATTGATTTGCAGTTCCATTTAGAACCTGATCAATCTGTACTTCCATCAAGTCATATTTGGCAAAAGTATTCTTGAGAACAAAATCCTTTCCACTTCCTGGACCACCAATAAGAAAGAATGCTGTTGGACATACTTCTTCTTTTAGTTCTTTAAAGATATCTTCGGCATGTGGGTGTAATGCTTTTGGAAGAAACTTCTTGAGTTCACGAGGATTCTTTGCATTGCGTGCTGCTGTTCCAGAAATGCCAGCAAGTCCTTTTGCCCCTTGCTTTCTTTCGCCGCCAACTTGCTTGAATTCGATATCATCGAATTTATAGAATCCGTGTTTACCTTCTTTATTGTTATAATCACGGATGCGATCTGCAATTGAAGAACGATCAGATCCACCGTAAATAACTAACTTTCCTCTTTTACCAGAGGAATAAACTTGAGATGCAGCATGTAATGGAGTGACTGTTGTGTCTACGTTTACATCTGATCCAACTGCAGTTTTAATGTACTCGACTTTCTTTTCTGCTGAGATTGGACGGCGAGCAGATTGCGTTGTAAAGACATTAACGCTGGTATGTTCACCAGACTTCATCTGATTTACATTTTCGTCATGTCCTTTAGTGAATGGTGAGAATCCACCAACCAACATTGCATGAGATTTTACTTCTTTCTCACTCATAATATTATTTGTCCTCTTTTTCTAGAGATTCATTCATAATGATTTGTTCATAAATGTTTTTTCTGAAATCTTTAAATCGCACACCTTCAGCCATAGCAGGAAGGTTTTTATTTAATTTATTTCTCATCAGAGCCAATTTTCTTTTTAGTTTGTCTCTGGAAGAATGAAGAGCAAATTTTCCTCTATACTGTCCCAATGTTCCAATGTCGTCTGTTTTAGATTCTACAGGTGAACCACCGCCTAATACACTACCAACGACACCAGTTGCAGCAGCTGCTACGATAGGTGCTGGAGCAGAAACTGTTGATGATGCACCCTTGCCGATACCACGCAATGCATGCCACGTATTTCCTAATGCCTCTGGTCCACGTGCAGCAGCTCTTGTATAGAGATGCTTTGCGAGTTTTTCTTGTTCGTCTGAATTGAAAACAACATCTCTATAACTATCACCATAGAGACTTTTTGCAGTATCAATCAATGTGCTTTTTTCAAACTGATAACGACCAACGCCTGTGCTACCTGGATCACCTTTGAATCCCTGACGACGCAATTCTTCTTGACGGCTTGGAATGTTTAGTCCGTAAGCACGAGACTTATTTCTCATTTCGGATTCTTGCCAGTCGTTCAACTCACCAATCGTCATTTGAGAGATTGGTTTAGGTGCAACAATACCTGCTAGATTTCTTTTTGATCCATCTTTGTTAAGTCTGTCATATGCAATGGTATCATAGTCGTAACTTTCTTTGCCAGCGACTTTGTCCTTGACATCTTCCCATTTTGGTGGTGTATATGCTGTCATAGTTTTCTCTTATCTCTTATTGTTGAACTTCAACTTCTTGCTCTGGTTGAGCAGCTTGTTGTTTCTGGAATCTTCCGCGATTGAAATTAAGTCTGCTGAAATTTGGACGGTCAATAAACTTAACTGGAACGTCATTTCCTGTTTCTGGATTTGACATTACAACAACATGACCTTCCTGTGAATTTACATTCTCTCCAGTGTCAGGATCGCTAATAGATCCTTGCATTAGGTTAGAGTTATTAACAGCATTTGCATCAAGTGATGGGAGCAATGCATTCTTTGCATCTGTAAGAGCTTGATGAATTCTTAAAGTTTGTCTCCACTTTACAGAGTTCATGTTAAGATCATTTAAAATCTCATCGCGCTTTTGAGTGATGGTTGGTGCTTTCTTTGCGTTCTTTGGATTTTCAATTTGTCTATTGAATTTTTGAGTAATATGGTCAACAAGACCTTCGTATGTAGAAGGAGCACCTGTCTTAACTGTGTCATTCACATAAGTTGATAGATGTTCAGCATGAGGAATAGCATGATTGAAATCATGTTTCTCAGACATAATCTTAACTTGCTTCACTGCTCGGTCATAAGCAGCCTGAGCATCTGATCCATAGTTTTCTGGATTTGGTGCTGTTGAACGTGGATCAATGACATGTACGTCTGAGTGTTTTCCAAATGATCTCAAAGGAACATTAAATTGTCTCTTTGGGAATGAAAGCATCATCTGTCCAGTCTTAGAATGCGGCTTCCATGATGCGCTTGGGTATGCAGTATGAACCACGATTCCGAATTTAGATTGAGCAATCTTTTGCCCAAGTTTAGAATCAGCTGGAGCAGAATAATTAATAAGTTGTGGATTTAGAGAATAGCGATATCCATTCTCATCGTCACCCTCCTGCTTGACCATATCAGGAGTGTGCATGAAATCTCCCTGATAGATTCCCTTCATTGGAGTAACCTTTGGGAGATGCTCTAGAGCAGCGAGCATTTTAGATGCAAGTTCTGGGCGGTCGCCAAAGTGTGTCTGCACATCCTCTGGAGAAGTGATTAACTTCTGAGTTGTTTTATTAAATGCAGATTTTGTGGCAACGAAGAATTGACCAGGAGCATATCCGCTATTCTTAGCATTCTTGTTTGGTAGGCGACCGAAAACCATCGCTGGAGCACCGTCGTGTTTGACAGAAACTTTAGCAGCTGATGGTTCTCCTTTTAGATACTTGTGAATGTTATCTAAGAAATTTAGAGATAGATCTACACCTTCTTTTCCGTGTTTAATCGGAAGATCTTCAACGTGTTCAAGGTGTCCGCCATTAATGTCTTCGGTTTCGAATTTTGCGGCTTCAGTGAGATATTGGCTAAATCGTAGCATATTAATCCACTCTATGGGAGTTTATATGCTTCTATTTAGTTATTTTTACCAGTTAGTATTCCGTAAATAATGTCGTCGACGGTTTCTTGAATCGTGTATTGCGGTCTGTACCCCAGGGATTCAAGTTTGGTATTATCCATGAAGAAAGAACGAGAGGATTGGACTTTCTTGTGAAACTCTTTCTGTTCTATAGTGCGGAGTTCAGAAGCCGAATCCATTGAATCTCGAGCGTATCGAATAATGTCTCGGAAGATTATTGGTCTCCCATTTCCGATGTTGTAGATTGAGTTAATTTCTCCTCGTTGAACAACGAGATCGATTGCTCGAGCGCAATCGCGAACATCAATATAATCACGATAAAAATACCCACTATCATAGAGATCCACTGGTCGATTGGACGCGATCTCCGCCAGTAAGTATTGGAGAGCGTTCTTTTTCGCAGATACCTTTTTATCTTGTTTACCCAATACATTTGCGAGCCTTAAAATTCGATATTGAAGTCCAAACGTCTCGCAGTAGGACATCAATAACTGCTCGGCGCATCTCTTCGTGATGGAATAAAAACCTTTTGGCTCACATGGATCGGTTTCGGGAATTCCTCGCGGTCCATTGCCAATTTGTGATGGATGACCACCACTAAATCCAGAGTCTTGTCCATAGACAAACCAGGAACTCATGAAGTTGAACACTCCTTGTTCACCAGTTCGTTTTATATAGTCTCGATAGTTATCGAGGACTTTCATCAAGACAACGAGATTAGTATTAATATCCAAGAGAGAATCGACGTGTACATTATAGTTGTCAACGGTACTAATAAAGTAAACGCAATTTGCACTCCGTACTTCGTAATTATCCCTGTAATTTTTGATCCAGCCTTTGGCAACGTTACAGTATTCACTTCCGACAAAACCATATCCCCCAAAAACGTTTACGATTGCCATTTTGCAAACACGCTTTCGTAATAGGCAAATACATCTTCGCCATAGTGTGGAGGGCAACCAACAAAGAACACGTTACTCAATGCCTTGTTCGCATTTGGATACTTCGAAGCATCGTCAAGATGTTTGTAACCAGGATGCAACAGAATATTTCCAGCAAAGTAGTTGCGAGTCTGAATACGATTTGCTTCGCAGAAGGCTTGGAGTTTTTCCTTGAGTTCAGGTGTATCAGTGATCAACGGCACACCGAACCAAGAAGGATCTGCCTTATCCAGAGCAGAGGCAACGCGAACACCAGGAACGGAACGATAGAAGATGCTCTTGATGCGCTCGAAATTCAAACGACGCTTCACATCAATCTCATCTATTTTCTTCAACTGCTCAATACCAATCGCACCTTGAAGATCAAGTGGCTTGAGATTGAATCCCATGTTTGAGAAGAGATACTTGTGATCAATTATTCCATTATATCCTTCAAGCCATTTATCAAAGCGATTACCACATGTTCCACAAGCCAATAGATTAGCAGCACCGACGCAACGGCAATCACGACCCCACCAGCTAATGCTGCGAGCAGTGTTGATGAGTTGTTCGTCGTCTGAGCAAACCATCCCGCCTTCGCCTGTCGAAATGTGGTGAGCAGGATAGAAAGATGTTGTCCACGCATAGTAATAGTCCGTAAGAAGTTTACCATCCCAACGAGTGCCAAGTGAATCGCAGTTATCACCAATTAAAAGAAGATCATGTTTATCACAGATTTCTTTAATGCGATCCATATCAGGAGGATTGCCGAGCACTGGTGAAACGAAAATAGCGGCTGTACGTTCTGTAATCTTTTCTTCAAGTTTATCAAGATCGAAATTAAGAGTGTCCATTTCAATGTCTACAAACACTGGTTTTAGATTATTCTGAACGAGTGGTGCAATAGTCGTCGGGAATCCGACAGGTGATACAAGAACCTCAACGCCATCTTCCAAGTTCAGATGCTTCTTGAGTGCTGCAACCATTGTCAAATTGGCAGAGGAACCAGAGTTGACCATGTGAGCATGCTTCACATTGAATTTGCGACAGAATGCCCATTGGAACTTCGCAACATTCTCGCCAGAGACGAGCCACTTACCTGTTAGAAATGCAGTGACACCAGCAATGACTTCTTTCTCATCCCAATATGGACCAGAATAGAATACGGTATCTTTCTCAGGATTGAACTCTTTGCAATTGTATGCATACTTTGGTGTACCAACAGCGGCAACCAAATCTTCAATCATTTGCTTCACATCACTCATACTTTCATCCTCAAGATTTGTCCAAGATATTTACCATAATCTGATTTACTATACTTCTCAGCGGCACTACGAACATCATGCTCTGTAATCCATGCATTCTTGTATGCGATTTCTTCAGGGCATGCAATCATCATACCTGTTCTCTTTTGCACTGAACCAACAAATACAGATGCTTCTGAGAGAGACTCAAATGTACCTGTGTCAATCCAAGCAATACCACGATTCAAATACTCAATCTTGCAATCATTGTTTTGCATATAAAGATTGTTGATGTCAGTAATCTCCAATTCTCCTCTTGCAGAAGGTGAGATCCTCCAGGCATATTCTACTACATTATTGTCATAAAAGTAAAGCCCAGTGACAGCATAATTACTTGGAGCAAATTTAGGCTTTTCGACAATTCGAATTGGGTTTCCATCATTATCTAATTCTACCACTCCAAACCGTTCAGGGTCCGCGACATGGTAGGCGAAAACTGTGCAACCAACATGATTGTTTTTTGCGGCATTGAAACGATTGATCAATTCATTACCATAGAAAATATTGTCACCGAGAATCAGAGTGACTTCATCATCATCAATCCATTTTGCTGCAATGCGGAAACATTCAGCAATTCCTCTTGGTTGCAACTGAGTTTCATAAACAATATTCAATCCCCACTGAGATCCATCACCAATAAGTTTCTCAAATGGTGCGCGATCAGCTGGCGATGTAATAATCATAATATCACGAATGCCAGCAAGCATCAATGTAGAAATTGGATAATAGACCAATGGCTTGTCATAAACAGGCAATAACTGTTTTGAAATAACCTTTGTGCATGGATAGAGGCGTGTACCTAATCCACCTGATAAAATAATCCCTTTACGCATTATACCACTCCAAAGTTTTCTCCAGTCCTTGGACGATCTTGGTCTTTGCGGACCAACCAAGTTCCTTGAAGATTTTATCCGAATTCATAGAATATCTAAAATCATGACCCTTACGATCATTTACAAAATTAATCCAGTTTTGATACATGTGAACTGGTTTACCCATTAAGTCAAGAATCAATGTTACCATTTCTAAGTTAGTGATCTCATGACCACCGCCAATGTTGTAACGTTCACCAGATTTAAAATTCTGACCAATTGCGAGTAATGCCTCACAATGATCTTCAACAAACAACCAATCACGAATGTTTGTTCCAGTGCCGTAGACTGGAATTGGTGTATTGTTTTTAATATTGCGAATGATCGTTGGAATAAATTTCTCAGTATGCTGGCGAGGACCATAGTTGTTTGAGCAATTGGTAACAACTGCATCAATCTTATGTGTGTTTACATAAGCACGAACGAGATGATCGCTGGCTGCTTTGGTTGCAGAGTATGGATTGCGTGGATCGTACGGAGTTGTTTCAGTGAACGAAGGATCTTCTGAATTTAAACTTCCATAGACTTCATCAGTTGAAACGTGAACAAGTTTACCACCATACTTGCGAATACACTTTAGAATGTTATGAGTGCCATTAACATTAGTGCTGAGGAAATCATCGTCCCCAGTAATAGAATTGTCAACATGAGACTCAGCAGCAAAATGAAACGTAATGTCTGGTTCATAGTCATGATACATGTGGTCTAAGAATTCAAGATTCCGAATGTCGACTTTTTTGATATTAAGTCGCCAGTCGTCATAGAAACCATTTAGATTGCTGCCATTTGCAGCGTATGAGAAGTTGTCGAGAATGACAACCTCATCAGAAGGATATTTTTGTAGGTGAGAGATTACAAAATTAGAACCAATAAATCCCAAACCACCAGTCACAAATGTAGTCATAAAACCTCAATTACAATTCAACTTCCTCATAAATTGCAGGATTTGATTTACCATAATTTCTCATGATGACACCAGCCTTGCTGTTTGCTTCGTTTTCAAACTCGCTGCCTGTCTCACCTGCATAACTATGTAGTACACCATCTTCGTTCTGTTTGTGGTGGACTAGTTCATGTCCCAATGTGCGTAGAACGTCAGCAAGATGACGTCCTGCGATGTTTAGATGAATAACTCTTTCACTTGGAGAGTAACCACCGAAACTCGTATTCTCTCTCGCTGTATCGCGATTGTCAATAATTACGAGTTTTGGGAGTTCCGCAATACCTAAATTGTCTTTGCAGTAACCCATGAAGTCTTGAATGCTGCTATGGGTTTCTTGTTCCTTCAGGTATTCTCTGAATTTTTTCATTTAGTTTATAAACCTTTTTCAAGAATCTTTTCCAGACTCTCGGATCTTGATTTCGGAAAGTCTTTCGATACATAAAGATGGCTTCAGAATCTTGCCAGCCAATTTTATGCGCTGTTCGAAGTTTATTTATATCAATTCGTTCAGCCTGAGTTTCATAGGCATGAGCGTCGATTTCGTCTGGATTTCCATAATACATCGCCTTCATCTTATTCTGTTTCGGTCTAGGCTTGTATTCTTTTTGTAATAAAAGAGGTCGTTTTTGCTGTTGATGCTTATGGCGATACTCATGATGAATCGCGCGAATAATCTTTAATGCTAGGTTTTTGGCACTAACTTTAGTGAGATGAACCTTTTTCTGTCTTTTGGGAAAGTGTAATTCAATGTATATGTGTTCAGGGATGAAGTTAGATATCCTGCCACAATAATGTGCATTGACAATCACATTATGGTCTTTGAAATATTCGCCCTCAAATCGTTCGGAAGAGAAACAAACGATATTTCGTTTGAAGGCTGCGTTCAAAGATCGAATAATAGAAGGGACGTGTTTTTTGCCCACCCAATTTTCAGCGAGAGCATTTACCTTCTTCTCTATCTTTTCAAGTTTCATTACACTTTCAGATTCTTGAATTTATCTGTACTCTTACCGCGATCAAAGACTGGCTTTGATTCGGCTTCTTGCATCACAGCGTCTTGTGCCTTCTGTTCAAGATCATAGAGTTTCATCTTGGCTCTATCGACTCCGATCGTAAATCGTTTATGGAGGTTGGGATCGTTATAACGATTCTTGAGTTGCTTGACGAGTAACTGATTAAGTTGCTGCAACTCTTCAGTGCTAACAAGAGCAAACATAAAGTCAGCAGTCGCAGGTAGACCGAACGATTCAGAAGTATCTTCCAGTCCAGGGTCAGAGTTGCTAAAGCCAGATCGAGTTGTCTGAGTAGCCGACACAATCGGTACGTTATTCTCCACCGCCAAGCCGCGAAGTTCTTCTGCAATCGCTTTGATGTAGGTGTAAGAATTAACATTGGCACCAGGTTTGATTCTAGCAGACGCACAAATATTTAGATAGTCGATGAAGATAATATCTGGTCGGAAATTCTTCTTGAGAGATAGATCGTTGATCAATGCGCGGAAGTGAGCAGGATTGGCAGAGGCAGTTGGATATTCCTTAATGATCAACTTGCCTTTGATACGTTCTTTAATCTTACCCATGCGTTTCTCATACATGTCCTTTGGCATGTTCATAAGATCTTCCAATGTCACATTGAGAAGATTCGCATCAATACGTTCAGCAATCTTCTCTTCACTCATTTCTAGAGTAATGTAGAGAACGTTGTAGTTTTGAGCCAAGCAACCAGCAGCAACATGGCACATAAACAGAGACTTGCCGACGCCAGTACCTGCAAGAGCAATGTTAAGGGTCTTTTGCGGAAGTCCACCTTTAGTGATCTTGTTGAAATACTCAAGATCGAAGGGGATTCGTTTTTCGATACGATGATAGAAATCGTAGCGATCAGCGTAACCATCCAAAAAGTCGTGACCAATATGAGGATCGAAACTAACCCCCAAAGCATCAGACAAGAGAGTAGGAATGCTTCCTTTACCACGGTTCGGGTCTTTACCGTCAAGAATCTGAATGGAATCCATGATAGCATTGTACACAGCCTTTTCTTGACAGAACTTTTCAGTTGTATCAAGAAGCCATTCGAGTTTTTGCTCTGACTTGTCATTCGAGATT